CGCATCGCCCAGATTGGCGTCGCAGGAATAGGAGAAGACGCGGCCGATCTCCTGCCCCAGTTCATGCGCCATGCCGCGAAGCTCGGCGGTGAAGGCCAGCGAGCCCCGCCGGACCTCGCCGACATTGCCGGTCCGCATGATCACCGCCTGCCCCGGATCGGCCCAGTTGACGCGGCGAAGCTCGATCGCCGCATTGTCCCAGAGGCCCGCCAGCAGGTCCGCTTCCGTCAGGCTGTCGGAGGAGAGCGCGCCGTCGACCTCCAGATCGTCGACGGAGAGCCCCAGCGAACTCTTCGCCTCGGAAGCCGTGAAGCCGCTCGCCGCCGCGTACGTCACCCCCTCCACCGTGAGATCGCGGTCGTGGTCGGTGAAGCCCAGCACCACCCCATCGGTGCGCACCAGCTTCCAGCACCAGCACAGCGTCGTCGCACCGCCGTCCAGATGCGCCTGCAGGCCCAAAGGCAGCGTCTTCATAACCGGATCTCCACAATGGGAACGCTCGGAGCCTCGCCGGCGGCGAAGCTGGAGAGGTCGATGGACAGGCTGTCGGTGTCGAAGCGGACGGGCACGTCGAAAAGGAAGCCGGCCGTGATCGCGACGCCGTTCGCGGGAGCCGCATCGAAGCTGACGAGGCCGGTGGTCGTCTCGACGGACCAGCCCGCGACCTGTTCGACCCCGCCCAACGCCACGCGGACCGACCCGTCGACCGGCTTGGCGATCGCCCGCATCCAGGGCGCGAAGCTCGCGCCGTAGACCTTGGCGAGCCGGAAGCTCTTCGTCGCTCCATCGCCTGTGCCAAGCGTCTGGTCCGTCGGCTGTGGCTCCTTGTCCGGTGCACAGGACTTCCAGTCCGTCCGGTCGCGCCATCGGAAACCATAAAGCCGACCCCGCCGCTCCTCGAAAAAGGCGGACAGCGTATGCAGGTCGGCCAGCGCATGGACGCCGGTGCCCGCATTGTAGCGGCGGCGGGAATCCGCCCAGCGCGCGTTCCGCTCCTCATAGCCGGAATTCAGCGTGACGATTTCCGTCTGTCGCTCCGGCCCCCCGGTCGAGCCGAAGGCGATCGCCAGGGGGAAGCGTATCTCGTGAAAGTTCGCAGCCATGCCTCAGAGCCCCCGCTGACCGCGCTTCATCGTGCGCACCAGCATGGCCGAGAGATCGGTCTGCGAGCGGCGGAAGCTGTCGGCATCCCTGGTGGTTACGTTGAAGGTGACGTTGGATCCCGTTCCCCCGCCGGCGGTGCGAACGCCGAGGCTGCCATCGGAGCCGCGCGTCAGCGGCATGATCGCTTCCGATCCCGCCTCCCCCATCAGGCCTACGCCAGATCCCATCGGAAAAACCGTGGGCGAGGACACGACGCCGCCCGAGGCGAACTTGCTGACGACACCGCCCTTCGCGAAGGCCGTCCCGGTGATGCCGCCGAGAATGCTCGTGACCGCCGTACTGATGCCGCTGGAAATTGGCTGAAGGGCGGAGGTCAATGCCTTGGAGGAAAGCCGCTCGCCGACCGACTTGACGACGTCGTCGAGCTTCTTGCCTTCGGTGACGGACTGGCTGAACGCCTTCGTCATCGACTTGCCGAACGTATCGGCGACGCCCTGCAACCCGGAAAGCGAGTCCTGCAGCGACTTGGTGTCGACATTCACGCCGACATCGACGCTGTCATCGGCCATGGTTCGTGTCCTTTCGATCAGGGAAGCGCGCGAGAAGCTGGTTCAGTCCCGCCCGTGTGAAGGAGGTGCCCGCAGCGGCCGCATAGGGCCGGACGACGGCCTCGATCTCGCGCGGGGTCATGCTCCAGAAGTCGCTCGGGGCAAGCCGCAGCACCGCGAAGCCCAGCGTCATCAGCTCCTTCCAGGGAAGCAGCTGAGGGGGAGCTTCTAGTATGCGGCCTGCGGCGGCTGAGGGTTTGCGCCGGCCCCGCCCGCCTCCGGGTTGCCGGGATCGGAGAACGTCACGTCGATCAGATCCGCCACGATCCGGGCAAAGCCCGCCGCACCGCCGTCGACGCGCATCGCCGCGACCTCGTCATCGGAGACGGGCTCGCCGGCCCCGCGCAGGGCAGAGCCGATGATGCGGATCATGTCGCGCGCGGAAAGCCGGCCTTCGCCAAAGCGCTGCGCCAGGCCAACGAGGTCGCCGGCGCCGAAGCTCGCCTCCAGTTCAGCCAGCGCGCCCAAGGTCAGGCAGAGCGTACGGCGTTGACCGTCGAGGACGGCATCGATCTCACCGCGTTGCCGGTTCGCCATCAGGCAGCCTCGAAGGCGATCGCACCGGCGGATTCCAGCGCGAGGTCGTAGGTGACTTCGCCGTCATGCTCGCCGGCATATTCCACGCTGGTGAGCTGGAACGGACCGGATACGGTGCCGAAATCCGGGATGACGATCTGCCAGGTGCGGATCGCGCCATCGAAGAAGAGTTCGCGAACGCTCGCATCGGACGAGGCGTCCTTGAAGAGCCCCGAGCCCGATACGCTGGCGCGGCGAACGCCGGCCCCGTCGAGGAGTTCGCGCCAGCGGCCGGCGCTGTCGGAATTGGTGATATCGACCGTCTCGGCATTGAAGGTCAGCTTGCGCGAGCGGATGCCCGCGACGGTATTGAAGGTGCCGTCCTGCTCGAAATCGAGCTTCAGCAGCAGGTCCTTGCCTCTTTGCGCGCCCATGGTTGCTCCTAGGTCTGCGGTTCGGTCACGGCGCGAAAGCGCACCAGCGTGCGCCGTCCCGCCGGCTTTTCCGCCCGCGATGTTTCGGTCTTCGTGTGACGGAGATTGACGAGCCGATGCCCGTCGAGCGGGAGATCCGCCTCGTGCAACAGCTCTACCAGCCGCTCGGCGATGGCGAGGCCGGAGCTGCGGCCGGGATCGCGGGTCCACACGGCGTGCGCGAAGGCGATCTCCGCCCCCTCCTCCGTGCTCGTCGACCAGTCGCTGGCGGTCATTTCGCCCAGATGGACGTAAGGCGCCGCGGCATTGCGCGGGACCTCGTCATAGATCCGGCTGCCGCCGAGCAGCGTCACGAGGAGAGCGTCGCTGGAGAGAGCGGCATAGACGGCCTTCTGCAACGCCAGGCCTGCGAAGGTTCCGCTCATGGCGCGATCCCCCGTTCTTCCCGCGCGAGGCAGACGATGAAGCGCCCGTCCTCGGCCGGATCGGTGATCGCCTCGATCCAGAACAGGCGCTGGCCGAGCCTCAACCGGTCGCCGGCAGCAAGCCGCTGGCCGCCACGCAGCGTGATCTTGTGCGTGATGACGCTGGATGTGCCCTCCCCGACCGCCTGCTCGTCGGAGCCGGTCGGCACGACCTCCGCCCAGAGCTTCGCGACGGTCTTCCAGCTGGACGACCGACCGCCCGCGCCATCGGATACGCCGGATGCTCTTTCAAGGGTGACGCGATGACCGAGCCGCCCCGGCGCGCTTGCGCCCGCCCGGCTCAGCACAGCGCCATCCGGCGATAGGGCGCGACCAGCGGACGGTAGCCTTCCGGCGTGGAAGCCACGCTGTCGCCCAGGATGGTCGCGGAGCGATGCTCGTACCAGTGCGTCACAAGCATTCGCATGGCCTGCCGCAAGGGTTGCGGCACATCGAGCCCGGAGCGGCCGTAGCCGGCGGTGTAGTCGATCTCGAAGCCGCGGCCGTTCAGCGCGATGTCGCCGGGCAGCACGATGCCGGCACTTTCGTCCACTTCGAAGCTCGCCGGATCGAACGCGGTCGTCGTGCCGTCGAATCCGATCTGCCGGACCGCGTCGACCGAGAGCAGCGGCGGCACCGGCAAGAGGATGCCGTGGCGCGGCCAGTGCTCGAAGGCGATCCGCCATCGCTGCGAGATCAGCACGCGGCGGATCTCCGTTTCCACCGCCACGCGGGCGGCGGCGATCAGCGCGCCGACCAGGTCGTCCTCGTCATGGCCGTCGAGGCGGAGATGCGCGTTCATCTCCGGCACCAGCAGCGGCTCGGTCACGGGACCGGACAGGAGCATGCGTTTCATTGTTTCTCTCCGGAAAAGGAGCGGCCCGCCGAAGGGGATCGGCGGGCCGCGTTCAGCACGGTTCACCCCCGGTGGACGAAGGGCGACCGGAGGGAGGAGCGGGAGGGGTCAGACCGTGCCGAAGCGGATGAGCTTGATCGCGTCGAAGTCGAGCACGCCGCCGCCCACGCGCTTGGTCGTGTAGAAAAGGACGTAGGGCTTCTGGCTGTAGGGATCGCGGAGCACCCGCACGCCCAGCCGGTCGACGATCAGGTAGCCGCGGCTGAAGTCGCCGAACGCCACCGACGAACTTCCGGCAGCGAGGTCCGGCATGTCCTCCGCTTCCACGATCGGGAAGTTCATCAGCGTGGCGCGGGCATCGGCGGTGGAGGGCGGCGACCAGAGATAGTTGCCGTCGGCGTCCTTGAGCTTGCGGATCTCCGCCTGCACCTTGCGGTTCATCACCCAATTGGCATTCTGGCGATAACCGGCCTTCAGCGCGTAGATCGCGTCGACCAGCACGTCGGAAGCATTCGACGCGGCGAACTCGCCGGCCGCTCCGGTGGAGATCGTGCCGAGCGAACCCCAGGCCCAGGCGCTTTCGTCCACGGTCGGATAGCTCAGGAAGCCCTTCGGCTTCTTGTTGCCGTCACCGCTGACGAACGCCGCGCCTTCCTGCTCGGCGAAGGCGACATCCACCTCGCTCGCCAGCCACTGGTCGAGATCCACGGCGGAATCGTCGAGCAGCGTCTGGGTCGCCGCCGGCATGGCGTAGAGCTCCATCACCGGGAATTCGAGATCCACCAGCGTCGGAGTGTCGGTCTGCGGGCGGCTTTCCGTCTCGCCGACCCAGCCGACCACCGTGCCGGAGGTGGCGAAGGGCTTGCGGTAAAGATTGGTGGAAACCTGCCGGACCTGCGCGATGGAGCGGATCGGCGAGATCGCGGCCAGCCGGCTGTCGATCTCGCTCGCCGTTTCCACCGGCACGAGATAGCCGCCGTCGGCATCGGCGCTGGCCGACATCGCCTTGGCTTCCAGCCGCTTCAGGCCGGCCATGTCGCCATGGCGGACATAGGCCTCGAAGGCCGCCTTGTGCTCGGACACGTCGACGGCGGAGCGGCCGGCACCGCCCAAGGCGGGGCGGCGGTTCTTCAGGACGAGGCGATCCAGCGTTTCCTTCTGCCGGTCGAGCGCCAGGCTGATGCGGGCGACCTTCTCCTCGGTAACCACATCGGTGCCGCCGATGCGGCGCTCGATCTGGCCGAGGCGCTCGTCGTTGGAATCCTTGAAGCTCTCGAAGGCCGACATGAACTCGTCGAAAGCGTTCACGACATCCAGAGAGGTCGGCGGCTCGGCGGCCTTGGTTTCGGGAGCGATGCTGTTGGCAAGGTTCATTCGTGTCTCCGTTCAGGATTGCATCAGGCGGGCGGCACGGCGGATCGTTGCCGCGAGCCGGGCTGATTGGGGGAACACCGCCTTGACGGCGGAGATGCGGGCCGAGGGCTGCATGGGGAACGTCACGACGGAGATCTCCCAGAGATCGACCTCCAGCAGGCGGCGAACACCGGACTTGGCGTCGGCGCGACTGCGGATCGTGCGGAAGCCGATGGAGAGCCCGTCCAGCGCGCCGGCCCGCATCAGCGACAGCACCTCGCGCGCCTTGGCGGCTTCCACGGTGAGGCGTCCGCGCACGAAGAGGCCACGGGCATCCTCGCGGATCTCGTCCCAGACACCGATCGGCTCGTTCGGATCGTGCTGAAACAGCATGCGGACGCCGGAAGCACCGCGCGCCGACAGCGACTTGGTGAACGCGCCGGGCATCACGACGTCGCGGCCGAGGTCCTCCTCGCCGAAGAGGCTGGCATAGCCGGAGAAGGTGCCATCCTGCTCCACGGCAGTGAGGTCGATCGGCGCGAACTTCACCTCGCGCGCGGATATCTTTCGGGCGCGCCGGGTCAT